TCATGCCTAGTCTCGTGGGCTCGGAGATGTGTATAAGAGACAGGTGTAGGCGAAAAAGATGTATTGCTGACTAAGCCCGATATTGTGGCTTTTCTTGTGGCTGGCAGTGATGGTGATATTCTTTTGTCGAGCTGTGATTATATCAATAATATTCGGCCTGCGTTGGCCGCCATGCTCGACAAATTGAAGGAAAGCGACGAGCTGGCCGTTGACTATGTGAGAAATTCTTCTTTCTACATTGTTTCGGCGGCTACTGTTGCTGATGTTTATAACCAGGAGCAAAAGAGTATAATCGGCTCTAAAGTCGTTCATTCGGTTTGTATGCGTTATTGGCTCGTCGGAACTGTCGGTGATTTGTGCGATGCAGGCGATGAATTGGCTTGCGGAAAAATTCAGGAGGGTGTTTTCGAAATATATGGACAAGATACGGAAAGCGCGTGACGAGGTTGAAGTTATTGCGCAGGAAAACAGCGGCTTGCAGTCGGAGTATGGCTATATTGCAGACAACGAGAGCGGCGAGCTTAAATTTTGCAAGGTTCGCGATATAGATATTCGCGCCGAAATTGCGTCTCATATCGACGAGTGCGATATGTCGATAATTGTAAGTAGGTTTTTAGAGAACCCGGCAGAAGGTTATATCGACAATGAGGAAATGTACGGCGATGTGTCGGAGCTTCCTAAAGATATCCTTGAGGCGGCTATGTATACGGATAGAGCGAAGGCTATTTTTTATAAGCTTCCGCTTGACGTTCGTAAAGATTACGATAGTAATTTGTATAAATTTTTAAAGGAGGTAGGTAATGGCGAGTTTGCGAAGAAGTATGCTTCGGACGGCAAAAACGGCGTTAAACCTGACGTTGAAGTTAGCGGACAAAGTAGAAGCGACGTTGGCGACGACGTCAGACACGAAAAAAAATAAGCAGTGGGCACCTGTTATTAAAGGCGGCCAGACTGCTGTAACATTTGAAGTAAAGGAGGCGAAACATGAACCCGAACAAGGTTAATCATTTTTCGAGCACGGCGGTCATGCTTAATCGTCGGCGTTCGACTTTCCGCCAGCCTTTTGGTGTGAAAACGACGTTCAACGCGGGTAAACTTATCCCGCTTAAGGCCTTTGAGATACTGCCAGGCGATACTGTTCGCCTTCCTGTCTCGGCGGTAATCAGAGGCGCAACGCCTATTTATCCCGTGATGGATAATGCATATTTTGATATTTATGCATTTTTCGTCCCGAACCGTCTTACGTGGGACCATTGGAAAGAGTTCCTCGGTGAAAACAATACAGATTTTTGGACGCAGAAAACTGAGTATATGGTGCCGCAAATTTTTTTGAATGGTCCTGTAACCAGCGATGATCAGTATATTGGCGGTTTTTTGGACTATATCGGCGTTCCGCAGAAGGCTATTAGCTATACCGGGACAGCTCTTTCAATTTCCGCGTTGTATCCTCGTGGTTTTGCGAAGATTTGGAATGATTGGTTTAGAGATGAAAACAATCAGAACCCCGCACATATTTATACTGATGACAGTGCGAGCTCGTGCGGCCCTGCGAATGCTGATTATGTAACGACCTTGGAGCGCGGTGGTACGCTCCCCCCTGTGAATAAATATCATGATTACTTTACTTCCGCTCTTCCTGCCCCGCAGAAACATGCGCCGATTTCTCTTTCTTTAATTGACGGCATTGTTCCTATTCGTACGTATGGAACTGACGGTCCGGACAATGACCTTGTAAAGACCAATTCGCCTGCTCTTCGCTGGCGCATTGCTTATGATGGTTCTCTTGGCATCATTGGTCCTCGTGCTCTCGGTATTGACAATAGCGGTTACGGCACTGCCGATTATTCTACGCTGCCGCATTCGGAACCTGTGAATACATTGTTCCCGTCTAATCTTGGTCTGAACGGCGACGACCTTGCGGCGGTTACGGTGAGCGATCTTCGTCTTGCGTTTCAGACGCAGAAATTTTATGAAACGCAGGCCCGCGGCGGTACGAGATATACCGAGATACTTCTTTCAATGTTCGGCGTTCGTTCTTCTGACGCTCGTCTGCAGCGTTCTGAGTTCCTCGGCGGCAAACGTATCCCGATACGGCAACAGCAGGTTGCGCAGACTTCCGGCACACAGACAGAAGGCACTGCACTTGGTGATACTGGCGCTTATTCGTTAACTGGTGCAACGGCTTTTCTTTGTGATAAGTCGTTTGAGGAGCATGGTATACTGTACATTGTTGGCTGTGTCCGTACGGATCATTCGTATAGCCAAGGTATAAATAGACAACTTACGCGTAAAAACTTGTTTGATTATTATTTCCCAATTTTTGCAAATATTGGTGAGCAACCGATAAAGAGCTCTGAGATATACGCAGACGCGAGTGATACCGATGCCGAGAACGCGGCAGCTTTTGGATACCAGGAGGCATGGGCCGAATATAGGTACATGCCGAATGCTATTACTGGTTATATGCGCCCTGAAGTTACCGGCACTCTTGCTGCTTGGCATTATGGTGATAATTTTGCCAACCGTCCTGTTTTGAATGACGAGTTTGTTCGCGAGACTACGGCGAATATCGATAGAACTCTCGCTGTCCCGTCGGATAGCTCTCACCAGTTTATTGCAGATTTTTATTTCGACGCGAAAATAACGCGTATCATGCCGATGTACAGCGTTCCCGGTCTTATCGACCATGGTTAAGAGGTGAGCGATGGAGACAAGTGCTATTCAGAATTATATGAGCTCGGCTAATCCGAACACATATCAGTATCATTTTGGCGACTGGATAAGCGGAAATCTTTCCGCTGGCCGCCAGCAGAATAAAAATAACCTTTTTTACCAAATCGAGGCTGCTACTGCTCGGAAGTTCAACGCTGAAGAGGCTCAAAAAAATCGTGACTGGCAGGAACGCATGAGCAATACCGCCTATCAGAGAAAGATGGCGGACTTAGAGGCCGCAGGCCTTAACCCGATACTCGCGGCAGGCGGTCAACCCGCTTCCACCCCTTCGGGTGGAGCGGCTACTGGTTCTGCTGCTAGTTCTTCTGGAAATGTAAAAGGTTCGTTTGCTTCTTTTTTAGGAAGTATGGCGAGAGTGGCGACATCAGCTGTTCAGGTCGGCTTAAATGCTGCTGCGTTAGCCTGGGAAGGAGTTTGATTTTATGTGTAATAACCCTTTATACCGTATTGTAATTGATGAGATACGGCGCGAACGGTTGTCTCCGCAGTTTTGTAAGCGCGTCAGAAATGGCGCGCTTATTCTTTCCTACGAGGATAAAGAATTTTGTCGGAAAACTTATGGTTTTCCTGAAGCTTGGTTTGTTCCTATCCCCTGCGGTTCTTGCGCCGGTTGTCGTATTGATTATAGCCGCAATTGGGCAGCTCGGTGTATGCTTGAAAGTGTTTATCATGAACATAAATATTTTATTACATTAACCTATAACGACGAGCATTTACCTTGTGAGAATGTTGTAAACCCTTTGACGGGCGAAATTCTTTCGGTGAACGTCCTTCGCAAACGTGACTTTCAGCTGTTCATGAAAAGACTGCGAAAAAAGATTGCCCCCGCTCGGGTTCGTGTGTTTTATTCGGGTGAATATGGCGATAGGACCGACCGTCCGCATTTTCATTGCATATTGTACGGCTATGAGTTCCCCGACCGTCAATTTTTTTATTCGGTTAAAGATGGCCATAAACGCCCCTATCACGTGCCAGGCGGCACCGATTATTTTATTTCGAACGAATTGGCTGCCCTTTGGGGCAACGGTCATTGTCTTATATCGAACGTAGACACGCGTTCATGTATGTATGTTGCTTCTTACTGTTCAAAGAAGGTCAAAAAGCCAAAGAACGATTTTGAGCGTTCTCGTGAGCTTTTGAAGTGGAACGGTATTGAACAGACTACCCGCCATTTGCCTCGTAAGCTCTTGGATGTTCGTGCTATTCAACGTGAGTTCGCCTGCATGTCCCGTCGTCCTGCTCTTGGCCGTCAGTTTTTTGATGATCATAAAGATGAGATTTACGCTTATGATAAGATACCGTACCCCTTTGATAGTAAAGGCCTTCCTGACCATTTACGCTATTTCGACAACCTTTTCGCCCCACATCAAAAGGAGTGGCCTGGCCTGTTCCCGAACGCTGACCGTCTGCGGGCGTTCAAAGAGATACGCGCGTTGAAGGCTCGTGCTCGTGAACTTATTCGGCAACGTTCTTCTTCTATCTCGGCTCGTGAGGCTCAATTGCAAGCCGAAGAGATATTGCAACAAAAAATCGAGCGCTCTCGAAGTAGGCGTGACCTTTAGACAGGAGCTTGACGGCCGTAGGCCGTAACCAGCAAGCTAACAAATCGCATTTGCGATTTGCCTTAACAGCCAGAGCGTGAAACGCTCCCGCGCAAATGCCACTTGATATATTTGCGCGGAATGACACCCAGAAACTCGATAAAATAAAAAAAATAAATAAAAACAAAAAATATCGAGTTTCATAGACAGCAAATATAAAAAAAAGTATTGACGAATGCGCTTCCGTGTACTATAATAAAAGTACAAAAAGGAATGACGTCTATTTTGGCGTTGAGGAGGTGTAAGTAATGGCATATCGTAGACGTATGAGTAGGCGTGCGTCTCGTCGGCTTTTTAAACGGACGGCGAAGCGTATTAAGGCTGCTAATGTACGTAGAAAGGTAATGCGCGGCGGCTGTCTCTTATACACATCTCCGAGCCCACGAGACTAGGCATGATCTCGTA